TTTGGCGACAAGACGGATGCGACGATCACCGGGGCCAAGCAGGCCGCCCAGTATTTTGCCGAAAAGGCGGGGCTGGACACCACCGCCATCGAGAGCATCGGCATGGTGCTGTCGGACAAGATTGGCGATGCGGCCACCATCCGTTTCATGGCCGCCATCCGCGAGGCGATGGGCGAGGACAGTGCCGTTGCGCTGAACGCGGGCAGCCAGCAGTTGACCGCCACGCCAGCCGATGCGCGGGCCGAGCTGGCCCGGTTGCAAGGGCCGGGCGGCGATTACTTTGAAGCCGTCAAAACCCGCAGCTTGCCGAAGATCGAGGAGCTGAAGCCCAAGATCGCCATGCTGACCAAGATTGCCGCTGGCAAATAGGCATTCGCCCTTGCATTTTCCGGGCCCTTGCGTTGACAGCGCGGGGGCCTTTTTTCGTTGCGCGACACTACTTGCAGTATGTCGTGAAATATGCCACACAACATCTTGACGGGCACCCCGGGTTTTCCGGGTCCAGATGACAGCAGGAAAGTACTGCCACCCAGACGGGTGAGGCGCATGCCATAGCCGTCAGGACGGGTCCGGTGAACCGGGCACCCCTTCCGAAAATCGCACATCACCGCAGTTTTCACATGGAGGGGCACATGCCCATTGCACCGCTCGTAGAGCAACACCACCGCCTGACCTATTCCAACAACGTCATCATGATGGCCCAGCAGATGACCAACCCGCTGGCATCCACCGTCACCTCGATCCGCGCGAGCGGCGAGGCGATGTCTGCCGGCGATATGCTGAACGCCATCGAATATGTGTATGGCGAAGAGCGCAGCCGCACAAACGTCGAAAACCCGATGTCCGGGTCGCGCCGCTGGCTGATCCGCCCGCCGGAAATCAAGTCTGGCCAATACATCGATGACGAAGACAAGTTCGATATGGCCATGGACCCCACGTCGAATTTCGTCATGGGCCATACCAAGGCCGTCATTCGTGGCTGCATGGACCGCATCATGGGTGTGCGGCGCGTTAACGGTGGCTTCAGCATCGTTGACGGCGGCATCCTGGGCAACGCGATCGAGGGCAAGCGCCCGGGCACCAGTGGCATCGCCCTGCCCGGCAGCCAGATCCTCCCTGTCGGTGGTACGGGCCTGACGCTGGACAAAATCCGCCTTGCCCGGCTGACGCTGAAGCAGGCCGACTTTGGCCTTGAAGATGATGATCAGCTGTATTGCGCCATCAGCCCGCTGCAGGAAGACAATCTGATTGCCATTGCGCAGGCCTCTTCAACGCCGTTGAACGCGTTCAACATCGAGCAGCTGAAGAGCGGCCGCCCGACCCCGTTGATGGGCATCACATGGATTGTGACCAACCGTGTGCCGAAAGATGCCAGCGGCAACTCGCTGTGCCCGATCTGGGCCAAGTCCAACATCGTTGAGGGCGTTTGGCAGGATATCGAAGGCGATATCTGGAACGACACCCACGCCGACAACAAGCCCTATGTCCGCGTGCGCACCCGCCGCGACGTGGTGCGCCTGCAGGATCGCGGCGTCATTGTCATGACATGTCTGGGCTGATGCCCCTTGCCGCCTGGGAATGACCCCGGGCGGTTTTTCCTTTTCGGACCCACAGGAGCCTTAGATGCCCGTTCGTTTGAACAAACCTTCCGATCTGATCACGGATCAGCGTTTTGATCAGAACCCGCCCGACCCCGCCCGCGCCCGTGGCGTTTTGCACGTTATCGCAGGCACAATGACCAACCTGGCCGATGATGACAGCGGCAGCACCTTCCTGCTGTGCACTATTCCGGCCAATGCCATCCTGGACAGCAACACCCGCTTTTCCAGCGCCACAGCAGGCTATGCGCAGATCCGCATCGGCACCCGGGCCAACCCGGTTGCCCTGCTGAACGCGGCCCGTGCGGCCGTACTGTCGCCTGTTGCCTTTGGCGGCGCGATGCATGGCCTGGCTGTCTGGCAGCAGCTGGGCATGGCCGCCCAGCCCGACACTGCGATGATTGACCTGATGTTCACGGCCAACGCCAACGCCACCGGCGCTGGCACCATGCCGTTTGAGGTCTGGTACCGCGACGGGAACTAAGCCGCCCATCGCTTGCCGGGGGCGCGTCAGGTGCCCCCGGCCCATCTTGTGGGGTTGTTATGCCGACACCGATTGCCGTTGCCACGATTGTTGCCCAGGCCTTCCGGTACATGGAAGTCACCCCGCCATCATCGCTGGATGATGACAGCCAAAAGGCGCGCGATGCCGCCGAGCAATACCCCAACGCCCTGTTGCAATGCCTGGAGGCGTCTGATTGGTCTTTCGCATCGGTGATCGTCAGCCTGCCTGCCGCAGCATTGCCCGGCACTGTCGCCTCTGACCCCGACCTGCCGTATTTTTACCGTCTGCCCGGTGATCTGGTGACCATCCAGGAGGTGGGTGACGGGCTGACAAAATGGCGGCGCGACCGCGAGGGGTTGCGCGCGGATGCGGTTGCCCCTTTGCGCCTGCGCTATACCGGCACAATCATCAATGAGGCCAGCCTTTCGGCCACGTTCCGCGATGCCGTGGCGCTGACCCTTGCCTGTCTTCTGGCCCCTATCTGGCTGACGACGGACAGCAAGCAGCAGCGCATCGATGCCCAGCGTGAGCGCGCCCTGAAAAAGGCCATCCGGCAAGATGCCCGCACCGCCAGCGATGCCCGCTATGACGGGCTGCCCGATCAGGGTGACTGGGCCAGCGAGGCCACGCTGTGACCCGCACCAGCCCCCCACAGGTTGCCTTTTCCAGCGGCGAGCTGGACCCGCTGCTGCACCGCCGGTTCGATTACCAGCGGTTTCAGACTGGCCTTGCCAAATGCCAGGGCTTTCTGCCCCTTGCGCAAGGTGGCGTGACCCGCGCACCGGGAACCATCTATCGCGGGGCCACGCGCGCCAATGCAGCCGGCATTCTGGTGCCGTTCCAGTTTGCCGCCGATGATGCCCTGACGCTGGAATTCACGCCCGGGTTTATGCGGGTGTGGCGCTATGGTCAGTTGGTCATGGCAGGGGCGTCTCCCTATGAGCTGGCCACGCCCTATGATGCCGTTGCGCTGCAAAGCCTGCGGTGGGTGCAATCTGCCGATGTGATCTACCTTTGTGACGGCATTCGCCCGATCCACCGGCTTGCCCGCTTTGCGCTGGACAGCTGGACCCTGACCCCGTGGGTTTTGGACACTGGCCCGTTCCGGGTGCAGAACCTTGACAAGGCGCGCACGGTGCAGGCCAGCGCCAAGACCGGCAGCATCACCTTGTTGGCCAGCACGGCGCTGTTTTCGGCCGGGCATGTGGGCAGCCTGGTCCGGCTGGAGCCAACCGATTTTACCACTGTGCCGCTGTTCACCACCAACGAGGCGGTGACGGTGGGTGATTTCCGTCGATATGGCGACAATATCTATCAGCTGACTGCGCGTTCGGGTGCAGATGTCGGGCAAAACCCGCCTGTGCATACAGAAGGCGAGGCGCTTACTGCCAACACCGTCAAATGGCTGTTTGTGTCTGACGGGGTTGGCATCGTGCGCATCACTGCCGTGGCATCCCCCACCAGCGCCACAGCCACCGTTCTGAAAGCTGTGCCCGAGGCCTGTGTCGCAAGCCCCACCTATCGCTGGGCCGAGGGTGCATGGTCTGCCATTCATGGCTATCCCAGTGCGCTGGAGCTGTATGACCAGCGCCTTGTGGCGGCCGCCAACATCAGCGAGCCGCGCACCGCGTGGTTTTCGGCCATCGGTGACTTTTCCGATTGGGGCGATGCAAGTGGCGCGGTTGACGGGCCGTTTTCCTATATCATCGCCGGGGAAGGCAGCATCAACCGGATCATCAACCTGCGCCGGGGCAAGAACGGGCTGCATATCTTTGCCTTGGGCGAAGAGCATTCCACCCGATCCGACACGCGCGCCCAAGTGATTGGCCCCACCACAGCTGTTTTCGGCCTCGATGGATCTGTCGGGTCAAGCCCGGCAAAGCCTATCGCGCCGGGTGGTGACCCCATTTTCATAAGCCGCGACAAGCGCCGCGTGATGCAGATCAACTATTCTTTGCAGTCAGATGCAAATCAGGTGCGCCCGCTGTCGCGCATTGCCCAGCATTTCGGCGCGCGCGGGTTTGAGCAGATCGTCTGGCAAAGCAGCCCGGAGCCTATGGCATGGCTGCGCATGGGCGACGGCACCCTTGCCGCCATGATCTATGACGCGCCCGAGGAAGTGCTGGGCTGGGCCGGTCTGCCCGTGGCCGGGGGCTTTGTTGAAAGCTTTGCCGTGGCACCGGACCCCACCGGGGCCATCGACATTGTGACGATGATCGTGCGCCGCCAGATCAATGGCGCGACCGTGCGCATGGTTGAAGAAATGTCGCCTATCTTTGGCGTGCTGACAGGCGAAGAGCCGATCAGCGAGGCCTGCCATTTCTTTGCGGCCAGCGAGTTTACCCCTGCAAGCCCCACGGCCAGCTTCACGGTACCGCATCTGGTAGGTCAGTCGGTGGAAGTCTGGACCGAGGCGGGCGAGTTTGGCCCGATCGTTGTGCCGCCGGGCGGGACCATCACATTGCCTGCCGCTGTGTCGCGCGCGGTGGTGGGTTTGTTCGATGACACACATTTTCTTGAAACCCTCGATGTGCAGGCCGCCGCCCCGGATGGCAACAGCATGGGGCGCAAGAAGCGCCTCTATTCCGGCATTGGTTTGGCAGTGCACCGCACGGCGCAGGGATTGCTGGCCGTGGTGGAGCGCAGCCTTGGGCAGCCGGAAACCGTCAGAGACTATTCCCGGATCATTCCGCGCGTTGTTGCATCGCCGCTGTCTGCTGCGTTCAGCGGCGTGGTCAAGATCGAAACGCCGTCAGGGCAGGCCGAAGAGGTTTGCGTGCGGGTCAAGCCCTTTAGCGGGGCCCCGCTGACCATCACGGGCATTGCCCCAACAGTACAGGAGGCTGGACGCTAATGTGCATTCCGGGTGCATTGGCCGCATTGGGCCTTGGCGGAGCAGGTGCTGCAACAGCCGCAGGAGCCACCGCCGCTGCAGGAGCTGGTCTTGCCGGGACGCTGCAAACGCTGGGCACCATCGTCAGTGTCGGCGGTGCGATTGCCCAAGGCATCGGCGGGATGAATGCCGCCAATGCGCAGGCTGCCGCCATTGCCGATCAGCGCAAGACCGAGACAGAGCTGACCGCCATCGAGGACAACCGATCACGCCAGAAATTCATGGCCCAGATCGAGCAGCAGCGGGCCGAGCTGGCCGCGCGGGGTGTCCAGCTGGACAGCGTGACCGCCGTTTCGCTGGGCCAGACAGCCGCACAGGAAATGTCCTTTGGCAGTCAGGCCATCCGGTCGCAGGGCATGGCGCGCGATCGCGAGCTTTCGTCTGCGCAAAAGGCCGCCCGGGCGCAGGGCGCATCATCCTTGCTGAAAGGGGTGTTCAGTGCCGCCGGCGGAGTTCTGACAGCCGCGCCTGATTTGTGGCCCGGGTTTGAACGGCGGCAAATGAAATGACCCTGACCGTTCCAACCAGCGGCGTGATTGGCGGGCGTTCGGCCAATGTGCAGATCGCCACGCCCGACACGGGGGCCGTGATCAGCGAGTTTGGCAGCAAGATTGCCGCGCTTGGCACCCAGTGGAAAGACGCCCAGGACGATTTCAAGACGCGCTCAACCCAGTTGAGTATGACCAGCGATCTGGCCAATGCCCGGCTGGAGGCCGAGCAGGCGGGTGATCCTGTGGCGTCGGGGCAAATCTGGGATCAGCGCAAGGCCGAGATCGCCCAGAAGTACCTGCCCGTTGACGCGAACGGCAAATCGACGCTGAGCCCCAAGCAGGCCGAGGCGCTGCAGCTGACCTTTCAGGGCCTCGATGGGCAGCACACCTTTGCCCTGGCCGAGAAATCGGTCAACTGGACCCGCAGCAAGGCGCAGGCCAACTGGATGCAATCGCGCGACCAGATCACGACGCTGGCCGTGACCGCCGACCCCGAAAGCTTTGCCGCCTATCTTGCCCTGGGCGAGGCTGAGATCGCCGCGCAAGAGGCGCAAGGGTTGATGGACCCTGCCGCCGCCGAAGCCAACCGGCAGGCGTTGCGGCAAGACCTGTTCCGGGGCCGTGCTGATGCGCAGATCGATGCCGACCCAGAGGCGTTTCTGGCTGCCGCCGACAAGGGTGAATTCGATGCGATGGGTGGCGAGTTGCTGTCATCGCGCCGTGACGCCGCCAACAAGGAAATCGCCCGCCGAAATGCCGCCGCCCTGAAGGCCGCCGAGGCCGAGGCGGAGCAGAAGAACAAGGCCATCGGTGACCGCCTGACAGACATGAGTAGCATGTTTGCCGAGGGCTTGAAGGTGACCGATGAGGCGCTGCTGTCTGACCCGGAAGTGCAGGCGCATCCGAAATTTGCCGAAGCCATGGCGGCAAAATCCTTGCGCGACGAAATGCCCAACATCCGGCAGATGACGCCCGCAGAGCTGCGCGCCGCCATCGCGGCCGAGGAAGCCGCGCCCAAAACCCACAAGTATCAGGCCGAGCGCCTTGCCACCCTGCGCACATGGGAAGCCGAAGCCACCAAGCGGTGGAATACGGACGGGCCCGCTGCTGCCCGGTCCGCAGGCCTGCCTGTGCCCGATCTGCCCGCCTTTGACCCTGCCGCGCCCGAAGGCTTTGCCAAGGGTATTGGCGAGCGCATCGCCTTTGACAGCTTCCAGCGCAAGCAAGGCTACAGCACCGGGCAGGCCATTTTCAGCCCGGATGAGACAGCGCAGATCAAGGCCGTGCTGGCACCAGAGGCCGCCGCCCAGCCCAAGCTGGCCATGGCGCAGGCTATCCTTGCCGGATCATCGGGCCAGCCCGAGGCCGTGACCGGTATCATCGGGGCAGACCCGGTGTTCAGCCGCGCCCTGCGCCTGTTGCGGGACACGGGCAATGCCGGGCTGGTAACCCAGATGCTGGAAGGCCAGCAGAAGGAAAAGCTGGGCACCATATCCCTGCCGCCAAAGCCGCAGCGCCAGATGATCCTTGCCGATGTTCTGGGCGACAGCTTTGCCGCCTCGCCCGCGCAAGAGGCGGAAATCATGGAGGCGGCCAGCGCCCTGTATGCCGCCAATGCCGCCGGGGTGAACCCGGATGGCAGTTCTGGCATCGTTCCCTTTGCCGACGATACCGAAGCGCAGGACATGTTCCGCATGGCCGTGCAGCAGGTGACGGGGGCCAGCGCCGACCGCAGCGGCAATCTGACCATTGGCGGCCTGCAGGAGTTCAATGGGTCCAAGGTGGTGCTGCCCGCCGGCGTTCCTGTGGCCAGCGTGGAAAGCGCCTGGGATGTGGTGGACAACCACCTGCGCGGCGCTGTCTGGGATGAGAAGTATCAGGATTTCAACTTCACGCCCGGCAACGGTGCCGATCCGATGCGCGCCCTTAAGGCCGCCAGCATTGACCAATCCGCCCCCAGCCTTGGCAGCGGCAGTGCCGCCTATGTGCGGTGGCGTGAGGCGCGCCCTGTGCGGGTGGGTGATACGGATATTTACGAGCTGGTGATCACCCGGGACGGCCGCACGTTCAAGGTGCCGCGCGAAGGTGACCCGCAAGGCCGCGCGTGGCGGTTCCGCATGCCCGACCTGTTAAGGGGGGCGCAGAAGTGACGATTGACGAAGAGCTGGAGCTGATCAAGCGGGGGCGCATGCCAAAGGCCGGTGCCCCGGCTGTTGGTGGATTGTCGGGCGCAGCGGCGTTCGAAAGCCTGAGCCAGAGCTTTCAGGCGGCGGTCACGCCCGTTTCTGATGCTGCACCCCAGCAGCCTGCCACAGAACAGCCTGCCCCAGAGCAACCTGCCCCGGAACAGCCAACAGCAGCCCAGCCCGCAGCAGAACAGCCGGCGCGCGATGTGGATGCCGAGCTGGGCCTGCCTGCCCCCGAGGCTGGGCTAGAGGCACTGCCGGAAGACGATGCCGGATTTTGGGAAGTCTATGATGCTGCATGGCGGTCAGAGACGGTCAAGACCGATGCCTGGAACTATGCCGAGCGGTTGCGCCGCGATGCCACAGCCGACCTTTGGGCGCGGCTGTCGCTGGATGCGCGGCAGCGGATTGCAGACATCAAGTGGGATCAGAGCAACAACTGGATGCGGTTGGAAGATCTGGTTGTATCCGAGCTGGCCAAAGAAGCCGCCGGATCACAAGAGGCCGCCGCACGGTTGGCCGGGGTGCCGATGACGCGCGAGGCGTTCGAGGCGCGGATCGCGGCGCAGCGCAAATCGGCGCTGGATGAGGCCACAACGGTTCTCGACAGCTCTGATCGCTGGTTTGCCGAGTTTCTGGGCGGCAGCGCCCGGGCAATCACCGATCAGGCCAGCCTGATGCTGTTGCCCTTTGGGGTGTCTGGCAGTGCATGGCGCATCATCGGTGGCGAGGCGCTGCTGGGTGCGGCAGGTGAGGCCGCCGTGTTGCCGCGCGAGTTTGAAGTGGCCGAGGAAATGGGCCTGCCCGCGCCTGACCCGATGTCACGCATCCTGATGGGTGCCGCCCTGGGCGGTGGATTGTCGGCAGGTGTTCTGGGGATCGCCCGTGGCATTGGCCATTTGCAGGCCCGCCGCGCCGCCGTGCAGGCAGCCACCCCGGCAGACGTTGATCCGCTGGACGCGGAAATGTCGATCGACACCGCAGAGGCGCGGATGCGCGGCGATGAAACCGTGTCTGAAGCCATAGGCCAATCAGCCGAGCCGGGCAGTCTGGGTGCAATCCTTGGCAGCAGCGGCACCCGGGCGCGCGTGTTGATGGTCAATTCCGGCAAAATCCGCAGCCAGCCCATTCAGCCCGCGCTTGAGGCGCAGCTGTCGCAGGCTGTGGGTGAGGTTTACGGCCCCGGCTATGAAGTGCGGGTCTATTCCGGCGGCCAACCGACTGCCGCCGAAGGTGGCGCACGGACGGGCAGCACCCGGCACGATCACGGCAAGGCCGCTGATGTTTACATTTATGGCCCCGATGGCCGCCGCGTGACGGGCGACGGATTGGCCCCACTTGCCCAGTATTGGGTTGCCCGCCGCCTTGGCGGTGTCGGGCTGGAGATGGAAGGCGGCGGCATCCATCTGG